TGGCCTTTGACACTGTTGACTCGCTCGCCATCGAACAGGGACAGAACGACGCCGACGCGTTGCAGTCACTCTTCGAGTCGCAGCAGAGTGTGACGAACTATCACGAGATGGCGGTGCAAGGCGCGATTGAGCTATACCGGGCGCTGCGCGAGAGTGACAGTGAAGTGCTCAAGGCGCGCGCCGGTTGGGGCGACGACCGCGACTACTATATCGACCCGCTGGCCGAGAAGATCAGTGAGTCGTTTGCCGACATGCTGTTCGGTGAGGATCCCACCTTCACGTCAGCGCAGACCAAGGCGTTCCAGGCACAGCAGCAGGCGCAGATCAAGGCCGCAGCCGCCGCTGACGTGGCCGCGCGGGCTCAGGGTGGCGAGGGCACAGCCGTGCCGGTTGATCCCACCGGGTCGATCTTCCCATCGGATCAGCCGGACGACACGCTGGAGACGGGCGACAATCCGACCGAGTCAGATCAGACCGACGCCGTCAACAAGAACCCCACCGGCGATCAGGAACTCCTCAACAACATCATCGACGCCAACGATCTGCCGTCGGAACTGCGCGCCGCCGAGATGATCTGCTCGTCAGAGGGTGAAGTGTGGTGGCGGATCTACGTGGACATGGGGCAGAGTGACTATCCGATCATCGAGTGGAACTCGCGCAGTGATGTGCGACCGCTGTTCCGTGGTCGCAAGCTCGTCGCCGCCGCGTACGTGGATGAGGTCCACCGCGAGGAGATCAGTGACGAATGGCGGATCTACCGCTACGTGCAGATTCAGGCCACCGGCATCGTGAGGAACCTATTGTACATGGGCACGCCGGAGCAGCTTGGCAGGCCCGTGGCGCTCGACACGCGGCCGGAGACAAGCTCGCTAGAGGAGGAGTGGCTGCATCAGCTTGGCATTCTCTGCGGGAGGATCCCCAACAAGCTCGGTCGAGATCGGCGACTCGGCGTCAGTGACTATCGCAACGTGTCATCGTTGCTGTTCTCGCTCAATGAGGCGACGACGATCGGTCACGAGAACATGCGACTCACTGCCAAGAAGCGTGTGGCAGTGCCGCGTGAGGCGATCAGCAATGACGGCACATTCGATGTCGGCGAGGACGTGCTGATCGTGGACACTCCGCTCGATGACCAGATGGACTCGAACGCTGCCAACTCAAAGTTCGCTGTGCTGGAGTACAGCTACGACTCACAGGCGCTCATTGAGCAGAAGCTCGACACGGTCGCCACCATCCTCAACCGGTGCGGGATCGTCGCGGAGATGGGCGCAGGGGGCAACACGCGGGGCTCTGGCGGCTCTGGCGGCGGCGCAGCGGCCCTGAGTGGCACCGCGCTTAGGATGAGGCTCATTCCGACCACACTGGCCGCCAACGGCAAGGGCCGGTTCTGGGATGATCAGCTACCCAAGATCACGATGCGGGCTCAGCAGGTGGACGCGCTCGACACGGACGCCGGTGGGTTTGGTCGCCCGTGGAAGATGGCAGAAGAGCCTCCCACGATCGAGCGCTCCGAGCCACTCCCGACTGACGAAACTGAGGAGACGACGCGTCACGTGCAGGCAGTCGGCGGGGAGATCGAGTCCCGGCGTACCGCCATCGCGGATCTGCACCCCGATTGGACGGACGCGATGGTGCAAGAGGAACTCGCTCAGATCCAATACGAACTTAAGCAGTTCGGCCCGATCTCTCCGCAGGTGCAGCAGCAGGCCAATCGACCGGCGATCGGTAATGGCGGTGGCGGTTCCGACAGCAGTGAGGACGGCTAGATGACACTCGCAATTCCACCGAGCACGATCTGCCCGCGTCTGACGCGCGCTCAGGCGCAGAAGCTCCACAACTTGAAGCGCAGTGGTCACAACGTGGTCGCCTACGAGTCACTGAGCGGTGACCGTTTGAGCGCCGTTGTGTTCATCACCACGCGTACCGAATTTGCCATCAGAGATGATGGAACCACCTTGGATGTCGCCGCGTTGGTTGCGGATGGCACCTTGCCCGCGAGGTCAGATAGCGGCAGGCGTCGGAGCCTGAGAAATCCCTCTGACAGCAACGAACGGAGTAATGATGTTCATTGACGTGCAGCAGTACATCGATCAGCCCCGGCGCGCCCTCTCCATTGAAGAGACCGAGGCTCTCACTCTCGAACAGGTCATGCAACTGCGTGCGATGGGCTTCCTACCCGCGCTGGCCGGTGCTGACGGCGAGGGTGACGGCGACGGCGATGGCGACGGAGACGGCGATGGGAATGGTGATGGTGACGGAGACGGCAGTGGCGACGGCGATGGTGATGGGGATGGCGACGGGGATGGCGACAACAGCCCCGATGACATTCTCGAGATCCGCCGTGGTGACTACGAGCATCTCCGGACGATCGCACGCCAGCATGACACCGCCGAGCGCAAGCGCCAGAAGGAAGAGGCCGAGCGCCAGCGGCAGCAGCAGATCGCAGAGGGTCGGTTCGACGAGGCGCTCAGCGAGGCGCACGAAGAGCGTGACACTGCGATCCGCGAGCGTGACGAGTCGCGCAACCTGCTCACGCAGGAACGCCGCGAACGTCGCATCGGCGACATCGCCAAGCGTCTCGGGTTCAAGGATCCGGGCGATGCGATGGCGTTCGTCAAGCCGGAGGACGGCGACGACGACGCAGCCGCCGAGCGGGCTCTCAAGAAGCTCGCCCAGAAAAAGCCGTACCTCGTGGAGTCGCGGCGCGCGACCGGGATGCCGGTCGGCGGCGGCTCGGGTGGTGGAGCGATGCTCACAATTGAGCAGATTCGCAACATGACCCCCGACGAGATCAATGCCAACTGGACCGAGGTTCAGAGGGTCATGCAAGCGTCGGGTAACAACGGCAGCTAGCAGAGAAGGAAGCTCCACCCGCTGGGGTCGGAGTAGATACTGACACCCAACACAAAAGGAACAATGGATACCACCATTCATCCGACGGACATGAGCCCCGCAGACCAGCAGCGGTTCGCGCAGTTCCTCATGTCCAAGCATTACCGCCCGCTTGCGGGTGGAGCGCTGGACAACTTCATCCCGCAGATGTGGAGTGCCCGTATTCTCGAGGCGCTCCGCAAGGCACTGGTGTTCTCGCAGCCGCAGGTCGTGAACCACGACTACGAGGGCGACATCCAGGCCGCAGGTGACACGGTCAAGATCAACTCGATCGGCGATCCGACGATCTTCGACTACACGAAGAACACGGACATGCCGTCGCCGGAGACGCTGGACGACTCGCAGAAGACGCTGCTCATCGACGCAGCCAAGGCGTTCAACTTCCAGGTGGACGACATCGACAAGGCGCAGCAGCAACCGAAGGTCATGGACTACGCTCTCGGGCGCGCCGGGTACCGGATGGCTGACACCACGGATCAGTACGTGGCCGGGAAGATGATCCAGGCCAACGAGAACGTGCTGTACTCCACCACGTCGCCGCTGCTCCCGGTCCCGCAGTCCGGCTCGACCGGCGTCTACGAGATGCTCGTGGATCTGTCGGTTCTGCTCGATGAGCAGAACGTGCCCACCGATGGCCGCTGGGTGGTCATCCCGCCGTGGATCCACGGCATGCTCGTCAAAGACCAGCGGTTCGTGTCGTACGCCGCCGTTGACGTGCTGTATAACCGGCAGGTCGGCGAGGCCGCAGGCTTCTCCGTCCTCACGTCGAACAATGTGCCGCAGATCGCCGCTCCGTCCGGCGCCAGCGACACGAACAACCGGTACGGCATCATCGCCGGTCATCAGATGGGCTTCTCGTTCGCCGATCAGATCAACAGCGTCGAGGCATACCGTCCGCAGAACCGTTTCGGCGACGCGGTCAAGGGCCTGCACCTGTTCGGTGGCGCGGTCATCCGTCCGGAGGCCATCGCCACCGCGTTCGTCGTTTCGTCCTGAGCCGTCACCCGACTGTAGACGGCTCTCACTAAAAGAAAGGCAAGTGCAATGAAGATCCGCTATCGCAGCGTCGTCACCGGAGAGATCCGGGACGTGTCAGTGGGTAGCGCCGAGGAGACGACGGTGAAGACCGATGTCTACACCGTCAACGGTGAGAGCCGTCCGCAGTGGGTGCTGGAAGGCGACTACGAGAAGACGATGGCTGAGAACGCCGCAACCAACGCGGGACTCAAGCCCATCTTCGGCAATCACTCCCGGCGACTGACACCGGGTGAGCGGGAGATGGGGATCTCCTCGTACGAGCAGAAGCTCAGGGAGAACGATCCAAACGGTGACGAGGAGGAAGAGCTTGAGGATGGGATCACCGCCGGTGCTCCCGCGTCCAAGCCCAAGCCCGCGCCCCGTCGTCGTTCCCAGTCCAAGCGCCGGACGGCAGCCTGACACGGGTAGGGTCGCATGAGTACGTACGCCCAGATTCCAGACCTGATGACGTACATCAGTTCTGGGCTCATGACACAAGACGATCACGTTCAGGATCTGCTCAACGCAGCAGAGCAGGACGTGGATCTGATGTTCAATCCAAGCGATCTCACTGACTCGCTCCAGGGGTTCTCGATCACGGGTAACCCCACGGGCGGGTCATGGACGGCGAGCATCAATTGGCAGGGCGATACGTGGGAGAGCACTGACATTCCGTGGAACGCTGACGGAGTGACTCTGCTCGCGGCCCTCAACGCATCGGTGAACTCGCTCGACCAGCCGTACAGCGGCACGTCGTGGGAGCAAGCCATCACACCGGCGTACATGCCCGACTGGGCCTACGGGCCTTTGCCGAGCGTGCCGGTGGTCGTGGAGGCGACGGCCTACATGGGCAATCAGGTGTTGCCACCGTTCACAATCACGAACAACCTGACGGGCGATGACACCGCTCAGGTGCTCGTGACGCAGTTCCGTGGCGGCGGCACGCGGCTTGATGTGTGGATGCTCCAGCCCTCGCAGCGGTATCAGTTGACGCGCGCCACGTGTGCGCAGGCTGAATACCGCGATCGCATGGGTGAGGACTTCTTCATCAAGGCGCAATACCAGCAGGTGACGGGTCCTGAGTTCACAACACAGGGCAAGTTGCCGATCATCGGCCCCAAGGTCCGGCGGGAACTCAACGGATCGGGACTTATTCAGTACGGAGCACGCGGCGTGGTCGGTACACGCGGCAGCAGCGCATACGCATATCAGCGGTTCGGTGGAACGCCGATCCCCGACGATTGGAGGGCAGTGTAACCGTGGCAAAGGCAAAGAAGCCACTGTTCGGGAAGAAGCCGATGCCGACTGTCAACGGGCCGAGCCCGACGACAGCGATCGGCGGCGGCATGTACAAGTCGAAGGGCAAGCGCCGCAAGTCGGCCAACCACCCCTCGAACATCAAGATGAAGGGGCAGGCGGGCATGACGACCGCGCAGCAGGCGGGTAACACCGCTCGCGGCGGCGGCAAGCCATCCGGTGGCATGACCGGCGGAATGGCTCGCGGGTCGGCGCCGGGCGCCAAGCCCTGGTGATCTGACATGGCCGCCAAGAAGAAGTCGAAGTCCAAGCTGCCGTTCGGTGGCAAGAAGGCGGCGCCGTTCGTCAAGGGAGGCGGCCGTAAGAAGTCGTCTCCTAAGACGGCCAAAGGCACCAAGAAGAAGCGCTGACAACATGGCCACTGCCAAGCGCTCGTCCGGCAGCAAGTCGGGCATCAACATCAAGAAGTCCAATCAGGGCAAGCTGCGCGCGAGCACCAAGACCAAAAAGGGTCAGAAGATCCCGGTGGCCACGCTCCGCAAGCTCGCCAAGTCCAAGAACCCCAAGACGCGCAAGCGGGCGCAGTTCGCTCTCAACGCGCGCAAATGGGGCAAGTAGCCCTCCAACCAAAAGGAAACTGACACACTCATGGTTCTCCGCAACAACACGACCGGCGAGTACGTCCGGTTCGAGTCGGATGACGATCCGGTCGCTCAGGCGCTTCTCAGCCTGCCCAACCCGACGCATCCGACTGACAGCCAGTGGGCGCAGACGGGCGACGAGGCTCTGGAGGACGCCGAGGCCAATGGCGTCACCCCCTCGTTCGCCGCGCTGATTCCGCCCACGGCTGCGGGCGTGGACGATGTCCAGCCGCTCGGTGTCATGCAGAACGCGGCCACTGTCTCCGGCGCCGTGTACATCCCCAATGAGAACATCACGGGCGCGGGCACCAACTCGCGCACCATCGAGGTTCTCGACGCATCGACCACCGTCGCGTCCGTGGCGTTCCTCTCGGGCACCAACGCGACCGAGGGTGAGCCGGTGGCAATGACCGTCGCGTCGGCGAACGTGGCCGAGGGTGACACCCTCACCGCCAAGTCGCTGCACGTCGGCACCGGGCTCGCGGATCCGGGCGGGATCGTCGTCCTGACGTTCACGGGCAACGAGTCGCTCACTGGGCGCGACTTCTCCGAGAACGACGCGGACGCGAAGGACGAGTAGCGCTGGGGAGCGCTGCTCTGAGGTACGTGTAGTAACTGAACAACAACCAGAAAGAGATATGGCACTCACCTTTCTCAAGAACAAGGTCACCGGGGAACTCCGGAAGATCGAGGCGGGCTCGGAGGAGTACCACGAGCTTGCCGCGCAGCGGATCAGCGACCACGAGGGCGACGACGGCGAGTCCGCGTACCCCGATCAGTCGCACCGTCCGCTGTGGGAGGATCGCGGCGTGGCCGGTCACGCTGAGCAGGACATCCAGCCGGTGTCGGGCAATGTGAACGATCGTGACTACGATCAGAGCACGCTCGAACACCGTCCCGATCTCAAGCTCAACACGGATCTCGATCTCGCCACCGGCGAGGATCGGGAACTGCACGCGATGGTGCACGACAGCGGCACCACGGCCACGCGTGACAACGCGGAGAAGGACAAGAAGGGCTCATCGAGCGACTCGGGCGACAGCGCGTCCGGCAAGGGGTCGCAGGGCTCGTCCTCCGGCGCGCAGAGCGGCTCCGGGCAGACGGCGGGCGCAACCACCTGAGCTAACCCGCTCACGACCGCAGAGAGGCTCCAATGCTCCCGCAGACCAATGGCACAATCATCGCTATCAATTCTGACGGCCCGTCAGATGATTGGGCCGCGTCTGCGGGGGCCGGAGTGCCCAAGTGGGCTGGCACGTGCGACACATACGTCAAGCAGACGATCCGCAAGTCGTTCTCTCAAAACGAGGGTGCGATCGTGCAGTTCCGCGATGTCACTCTATACGTCGATCAGTCGCTCACCGATCGCAACGGCAATCGCATTGAGTTCGACGTGGGCGATCTGATCACGTACGTGGATCCGTATGGCAACCAACACACCCGCCGGATTATGGATGACACGAATCCGACACTACCCAACGTGCCCGCCGCGATGACGTACCGGCGCCTGCACCTTGAGATCGAGAAGCTCGAAGCATGACGATCGTGGATGAGATCGAGCGGCTTGTCGAACTCTTTGAGGAGATCGAGAAGTACATCATGCAGATGGTGGCCAACATCATCATGACGAATCCAGGCTCTCACAGCCTTGTCTACTGGAAGCGCCGCGCACAGGGGGTGCATGTCGAACTTGAGTCACTGCGCAAGGATCTGCTCAAGGTGACGCCGGATGTGGTGCAGCACAGCTACGCGGCGGGCTATGTCACCGGTGGAGCACCACACGCCGCAGGGGTGGCCACCCAGGGCATCAACGCACGCGCTATCGCGCTGCTGGCCGCTGGGATGAATGACAGACTTGACGCGAGCCTTGCCACGGTCGGGCGCCGCGTCGATGACACGTTCCGACGCGCTGGCCTGAAGGCCGCTGCTCTGCACGCCGCCACCGGCACCGCGCACATGAATGCGCGCAAGCAGATGATGCGTGACCTACAGCGCCAGGGCGTCGGAGCGTTCGTGGATAAGGCAGGCCGCACATGGACGCTGAACAACTACACGGAGATGGTCATCCGCACGACGACGCGCGAGGCGATGTGCCAGGGCTCGTTCCAGTCAATGGAGGATCACGGCACGGAGGTTGTCAAGATCTCGCACCACGAGAGCGCCAAGAAGTGCAAGATCTGCGCGCCGCTCGACGGCAAGGTGTTCGCAATGCCCAACGCGCCGGACAGTGTCAAAGCGATGTATCCGACGCTGGAGCGTATCCCGCCATTTCATCCACGGTGCAAGCACAGCATCGGTCCGGCGAGCAACACGTTCGACACCATCATGCAACAGCTTGAGGATCAGTACGGCGGCGAGTTGGCGAGCGTCTGATGCTCGGTACGTTTGACGAAGCGCAGAAGATGATCCGCAAAGCGGCGGCTGGCGGCATCAATGACTTCGCTGATGGCGTGGCCGCTGACAGTGAACTGGAAGTGCCGGTCAAGCTGGGCGATCTCAAGGCGTCGGCGCTCTATCCCGGCAATGATCCGGCGTCACGGTGCGATCCTGAGAACCTCACGGATGGTGCGATGGTCAGCTACAACACCGTGTATGCGGCGGCGCAGCACGAGGGCGAGGCACTTCAACACCGTATGCATCCTGTGGTGCCGATCACCAAGCATGGTGTTGTCGTCGGATTCTTCACTGACGTGACGCGCATCTATGAGCACGAGGTTGAGTGGGTGGTCGAACACTACACCGAGCCGCAGACCAAGTCACATTTCCTCAGTGACCCTCTCAAGAACAAGACACCGCAGCTTGAGCGGTTCATCGGACTCAACATCGCCAAGGTGCTCAAGTGACCATTCAGACTTACGACGTTGCCACTCTGCTACCGAACATGCGAGTCTATCTCAACGGGCTCGGCGTCGTGCGAGCGCCGTCACAGAGCGGGAATCTCCCGCCGATGTGGCTCGATCGATGGAAGGGTGTGCCGTATCCGGGGCAGACCAAGGATCTTGGACCCGGTGAGAGTGATCCGGATCTCGTGCTCGGCGCCTACCCGGCGACCGGCATTCCGTCACGACCGTTCGAGGGTTTCTACCGACAGAAGGGAGTGTCGATCTACATCAGAGGGCGCACATCACCGCTCGTGCAAGAGATTTACGAACAGGGGCTCTTGCCAGCGCTGCACGATGTGCGCAATATCGACATGAACGGCCTATTGGTCAATCAGTCGATGTCGTCCCGAGATCTTGCACGTGTCGGCGCCGACAGCAACGGCTACGTGTACGCATGTGAGTTCATGATGGACATGTTCTCTCCCGAGTCACCAAACTATGGATAGGAGTACGGCAGTGAAAATGCGATTTACACCCCGCGAGGGAGTCACCAACCTACAGGGTACGGTGAACTGCGGGAGCACCATCGTCCATCTGAGTGACGAACCGTACGAGACGACGAACCCGATGGAGCAGCAGATTCTGTCGAACCTGCGCAATCTCAAGGGTCGCGTGCTCGACGCCGTCGTCATCAAGGGTGACGGCAGTGAGGAACCGGTGGAGGTCGATCCGGATCCTGAGCAGCGTCCGCAGATGACGCCCGCCGAGGCCATCGCCAAGCGCGAGGCCGAACAGAAAAATCAGACCCCGTCTCCCGACTCTCAGGGGTATGACGGGCTTCCGGATGAGGAACTCAAGACCCTCATTCAGCAGCACGGCAAGCCGGTACCGACCAGTGCATCGCACGACGAGTTGGTGCAGATCCTCAACGAGATCGGAGAGTAACGGGCAATGGTCCGCACTCGCAAGAAGAAGGTCGGAGCTATTGGGCTCCGTACATGGAATGCGATGAACGAGCGCGAGCAGGATCGTGCACTCAGGATGGGTTACTTGCCTCCGATGGCAGGTGGGTCATTCACGAGTGACGCGATGGAATCGAACATCTTTGGTATGTGGGCGGCGATGCAGGCCGACGGCCGAGGCACTCCGGCTGACATGACCACGGGTTCCAAGATGCTCAGGTGGGTTGGTGGTGACATCACCACGGCGCGCACGGACGGCACGGAGGACTACTCCG